GCATAATTTTATTACTATTGAAAGGAATATATTATGTTAAATAAAGTTAGTATTAATATAAGATTTATAAAAGCTACTTATGATACTAAAAAAGAAAAAAGAGAGCATGTTAATAAAATGTTGGCTGAAGGTTGGAAAATTGAAAGTGAAAATAAATTAAGTGTTCAATTTAAAAAAGTATTTACAATATAATATAATAATTTTGTGGAGGTTTATATGAAAAAAGAAAGAAAAAAGATTGTTATTGAAAATATTAAAGATATTCATTCTAAAGAATTATTACTAGAATCTGAACAATATGATCCTGAGAATTATAAACCTTTATATATTTCAGATATCTTTAAAGCAAAAGCAAGAAAATATAATAATTATCAAGAAACTGAATGTATTAAAGGTAGAAAATGTAGAAATTGTGTAAGATGGAGATTTAGTTTTCCTTATACTTGTAATGATTATGATATGTGGGGTGCTAGTGAAAGAGATTGGAATAAAGCAGAAACCTGTTTAAATTACAGTGAAGATCCTAAATGTGAGGTGGATTGATTATGAAAGGTAAATGTGCTAAACAATAAACAATAGCGCCTGTATAAAAGCAGGAAAAAATTCTATAGGTGGAACTTTATACTTAATAGGTCACACTTATTGTTGTGATAATTGTAAAAAGGTTATGAGTGAATTATGGAATTAAAGAAATTGTGATAGGTCAGATTCCACAAAGTATATTTGATAAAGTGAGAGACTTATATAATGTAGATTGATTGAAGGGTTTATGGGAAATAGAAGATATTTTAATATACATAAAGGTAAAAATATTCTATAATAGAAATAATGATTTTTTAGGAGTTTAATATGAATTATATTGTTTTTGACTTAGAATATAATCAACCTTTTAAAATTAATTCTAATAATATACATTATAAATTGCTTCATGAAATTCTAGAAATAGGAGCGGTTAAACTTAATGAAAATTTAGAAATAATAGATACTTTTAGAATTTATGTTAAACCTGAAGTGTATAAAAAAATTAATCCAAGAGTTGTTAAGTTGACTAAAATAACTCAATATGATTTACAATATTCATTTCCCTTTACTTATTGTTACGAACAGTTTATTAAATGGATTGGATCTGAATTTATATTATGTTGTTGGGGTAGTAATGATATACTTGAACTATTAAGTAGTTGTAATTTTTACAATATAGATATTAGTTGGCTTAAAGTTTATATAAATGTTCAATATATGTATATGAAAATATATAATTTAAATATGGATATTAGTTTAAAGAATGCGATAGAAAATTCAAATTTTAAAATAGAAGATGAAATGCATAATGCATTGAATGATGCTAAATATACAGCAAAAATTTTTAAAGCATTAAATATAGAAAATATTAATGATTTCATAATAAATTATAATACTAATATACAATCTGGAATTAAAATTAGGGATATAAATGATGAAAGAATAAACAAACATAAGTTGAAAACAAAATGTGTACAATGTGGATGTTTTACTAAACCAATGAATGAATGGTTGTGGTATAAAAAAGAATTTAGAAGAACCAGTTATTGTAATAAGTGTGATAATTATATTTTTCATGTTTTAAAGATACATATTGTTTCAGAAAATGAATTAAATTATAACCATAAAAGGAAATTGAAAAAGTTCGAATAAACTATTGGTTTTATAGTAGGAAAAATATGGATAAATATAATTATAAATGTCCTAATTGTGATTTTGTTGGAAATGATAAAGAATGGATAGAAACAGAAGTAGGCTGTGAAGAATGCGGAAGTCATTTGGCTTATAGATGTCCAGAATGTGAAGAAGTATATGACAATGTAAGAGATGAAAGAATTGAAATATATGGTTGACAAATTTTTAAAATAGGAATATAATTAAAATATAATAATGAATGATGTTGTAATATACTAATCGAAAAAAGGTTAATAGTAGGCACAGAAACCAGTAACCTTGAAAGACCCACAACTTGAAAGAGTGGTTGAAGCTGTAGACTGTGTTGGTATATTGCAATATTATATATAGGGAGGTACTATGAAATATAAAATTAAAGATGAAGTTGTTTGCAATGATTCATGTCTACCATTTTTAAAAGATGAAATAGCAATTATAGTTGATATTAGAAAAGACATGATACCAATTTATAAATTATTATTTAAAAACATGGATATTCAAGCAATGGTTAAAAGTATGTGGTTTTTTGAAACTGAGTTTAAATTAAATAATTAAAGGAGAAATTATGGAGAGTTACCCAAATACACAGGAAATATTGCAGGATGTATATAGAACTGAAGAATTTCTTGAAGAAAATAAAGCACTTGTAATTAGTATCATTAAACGCAAATTTAATTATATCCTTTATACATATGAAAGAGAAGATTATATACAAGAAGGTTTAATTTCACTGTATAAAGCAATGAAACATTATACTTCAGAAAAAGGTAAATGGTCAACTTATGCTTATTCATATATTTACAGATCGTTGTTATATTTAAAACAACCAGTTGAAAATAAAATGAAGATATATAATAAAAATATAAAATCATTGAGCAAGAATAATGTAGAATTATATGGTAAAGTAAATGTTGAAGAACAGGTGGTTAATAAATTAGATAAAGAAGAAAAGATTGAAAATATGATTAAAAAAATGAATACAAAATTAAAGCCAAAAGGTAAAATAATTTTGGGTAAAATTTTAAAATTAAAACCTAGAAAAGAAATTGCCAAAGAAATGAAAGTGACAACTCAATGTATTGATGATCACATTCAAACTATTAAAAAGTATGCAAAATTAATAAATCAAGGTGCTTAAAATCTTCATTTGAAAGGATGATATTTAAATGATTAAATCATGTTTTTCAGCTACAAAGTGCGCTTGCTGCTCCAAGAAATCAACATGTCTTACATATCAAGATTATAGATATAATTTAGATGAATCTATTACTGGATCTAGTTTTGAACTTCAGGTTAGTAATCCTGCGAATTTATTAAATTCTAATAACGGAAGTTCTAAAAAAGATTTATTCAATTAAAATAAAATAATGGAGGTACAAATGAAGAAATATATATTTAGAAATTTTGTTTTTATAGCATCATTATGTTTTTTAACTTTTTTATTGACTTTTATGTTAGTTGCCAATATGAATGATAAAGTTGAAAAGCAATTAGAGAATCATGTCAAACAATTGAATATTGAGAAAACTGAAAGAATTAATAAGGAAATTTATTATAAAGAAATTGAAAATAAATATTTTGAGATAATGGGAGATAAGAAAGCTGAAGAAATAGTAAAAGTCTATGAAGAAGAAAATGCTCGATTACAAAATACTATAAAAGAATGGGCTGCATTAGGAGTAAAGCCACAAAACTATCAATTACCAGTATTAGTTCACAGAGGGGATTTTGATAGAGAAAAAATGGAACCTGTTGGAGAATGGGTTGGTACAATGTATTGTCCTGATAAGCAAGAATGTTCAAATAATCTTGGATATACATCAAGTTCAAAACCTGTAATTCCTGGAACAACCATAGCCTGTGATAACAGATATTGGAAGTATGGTGAGCGATTTTATATAGAGGGAATCGGCTTAGTAGAGAATTGGGACACTGGATCTGCAATTAAAGGTAGAAATAGATTTGATTTATGTGTATTTGATAAGAAGCTAAGTACTAGTGGAAGTTTTAAGGCTAAAGTTTGGAGGATTATAGAATAATGGATAAATTTATAGAACAACAATATGAAGTATATAAAGCAAAAAATATATTATATGGAGATAGTTTTAAATTATCTTTGGATAAATGGGGGCATCTAGCTTTTGCTATAAGAATTGAAGATAAATTAAATAGAATAAGACAGTTATTGAGCAATAAAGATTTTTCTAATGAACTTGCAATTGTAAATGATGAAAGTGTTTCAGATACAATAAGAGATTTGTTTAATTATACAGCAATGTTTATGTCTTATACTGAAGAAATAGAAGTATTAGAATCAATGAATACAATATATGATAATATATTAGAAATGAAAAGCATTTTATTTGAGAGTTTTCCTAAATATGATGAAAATGAGTGTTCAGAGATTTATGTTCATCTTTTAAATTATCGAAAAAAGGAAGATATTGTACTATTTAGTAATATTGAAGATTTATTAAAAATTATGTGGAGGATATAATAATGAAATTAAAATTTAAAATATTATTTAAAAATGGAAAAACAAAAGTATATAAATCAAAACATATAAAAAATTGTGATGAAAAGATTGAGGAATTAATAGAAACAACTAAGACTGCTTTGCATAATGATATTAGTGGAAAAATAACTGTTTATAATAATATTATAAGATATAGTGATATTTCAGCAATTCAAATAAAAAAGGTTTGGTTTTAAATCAATAAAAGTCTTAATTTATAGGAGGAATTATATGAGTGAAATAAAAAAGTACACAGATATCATAAGGTTAGGTCATACTTCTACAGAAGGAGTTTTAAAAGTTGGTGACTACATAACTATAAGCGAAAAATTAGACGGAAGCAATGCATCTTTTATATTAAATTCAGAAAATAAAATAGATTGTTTTTCAAGAAAAATAAAATTAAGTGAGAATGAAACACTAAGAGGATATTATCAATGGGTTAAAAATAATATAAAACCAGAATTATTAAATCCTAAATATAGATACTTTGGAGAATTTTTGGTAAGTCACAAAATTCAATATAAACCAGAATATTATAATCAATTTTATTTATTTAATGTATATGATGAAGAATTGGAAGAATATCTTTCTGATGAAATTATGAGAAGTGAAGCAGCAAAATTAGGTATTAAAACTGTTCCATTATTTTATGAAGGTGAATATATTTCGTTTGATCATCTTATGAGTTTTGTTGGAAGGTCTGATATGGCAGTTGATAGAGGTGAGGGGATTGTAGTTAAGAATGTTCAATATAAAAATAAATATGGAAATCAATTATTTGTAAAATTAGTTACACAGGAATTTACAGAAATACAGAAACAAAAAGCACCAAAAGATCCTAATAAACCGCTTACAGTTGAACAAGAATTTGTCAATACATGTTTAACTAAAGCAAGAGTTGAAAAAGAATTATACAAATTAGTAGATGAAGGAATATTAGAATTAAATTTTGGTATAGAAGAAATGGGAATTATATTAAGAAATTTAGGTGGTAGAATTTATGAAGATATTCTTAAAGAAGAAAGTGAATATGTACCACAAAATTATGAAGTACAATTATTAAGAAAGGCTATAGGCAGTAAATTACCAAACATAGTTAAAGAAATTTTATCATTAAAATTATAGTTCTATTGAATTGAAAGGAATAAAATGGGATATAAAAAAGGATTGAATAAATATAAAATTATTGGAAATATAACTATATTATATATTGTTACAAAAGATGATACATATGAAACATTAATTGATACAGTTGATCTAGATAGGCTAAAAAAATTAAATTTATCATTTACTATAAGAAATTTAAAACATAGACAATTATATGTTAGAGCAAGTAATTATTTAGGTAAAATAAATGGTAAATATAAATATGAAACAATATATTTACATGCGTTTATCAGTAATGCTAATTTTAAACAAGGTGATTATGTAGATCATAAAAATCATAATACATTAGATAATAGAAAAGAAAATTTGGTAGTCACAAATCAAAGTGAAAACTTGAAAAATAGAGGTAAAATAAATAAAAATAATAAATCAGGATATAGAAATGTAAGTTGGTCAAATAAAGAAAATAAATGGTTAGTTCAATTACAAATTAATAAGAAAAATACTTGTTTGGGCAAATTTGATAATGTTTATAAAGCAGGAGAATTTGCCAAAGAAATGAGAAAAAAATATTATAATTGAAATATAATAAATACACAACTAAAAAGAGATGGGGACTTTTCATCTCCATCCTCCTCCATTTTTTTAGAAAGGAGAACTTATCATTATGAAGAAATACAGAATAGTTAAAGAAGACTACATATGTAATTACCACAACGAAATTATAAAGAAAGCTCATGAACTATTGGATGATCCTGAAGATTCTAAAAAATTAATTGAAGATATATTAATTTTAACTAATCATGCTTTTGTGGCAGGACAGAAAATGGAAAAAAGGTTAAAAGAATATAAATCAGGAATTGAATCACTTGGATTTAAAAGAGATAGAAGATTAAAATCTAAAAAGATCAGCTAAGGAGTTTATATGGAACTTAATAAATTATTAGAATTAAAAGATGTTATTTGGTCAGCAAAGAATAAGACAGATAATGTACTAAAAACTTATACTGATTTAGAAAAGTTTTATACTGATAATTTAGAATTAAAAGATATTGAGTTATATAAGAGGTTTATAGTTGAATTAAATAAGACTATTGTAGATTTAGCTGTAATAAGAAATAATTACAGGAGTATGATTCAATCTTTAGAAGCAATTTATTTTAGCGGAAAGAAAAGAGAAGATTAGCCTTTGAAATGGTTCTTTTATATTATAATAATTAAAATAAAAAAATAGGTGATAAAATGAATATTGGAATTATAGATGCAGATTTATTAGATAATGGCACAAGACATCCAAATATAGCTTTAGAGAAAATAAGTGGATATCATAAAGGAAAAGATCATAATGTAACCTTATTACATAATTATAATAATATAAAAGATTATGATGAAGTATATTTATCTAAAGTATTTGATTTTACTAAAATACCAATTGATATTTCTCAATATGATAATTTATTTTGTGGAGGCACTGGTTTATATTGGACTGAAGCACCAAACTTACCTGATGAAATAGAACATCATATGCCTGATTATAATTTGTACAATGAATATATCCAAAAGGAAATTGAAAGAGGTATTAAACCAAATAAATTTAAAGATTATTATGATTATTCAATTGGATTTACTTGTTATGATAAAGAAACAGAAGTATTAACTCAAAATGGATGGAAATTATTTAAAGATATAACTTATAATGATATATTAACTACATTAAATCCAATAACCAAGGAAATTGAATATCAAAAACCTAATGACATAATTAAAGTACCATATAATGGGGATTTATTATATTTTAAAAATAAATATACTGATTTATTAGTTACTCCAAATCATAACATGTATTGTAGTATATCTAATAAAGAATATAAATTAATTAGAGCAGATGAGATTAGTAAATATTACCAATACAAATTTAAAAAAGATGCAATTTGGAATGGTAAATATATTGAATATTTTGATCTACCATTAATTAAAAAAACTACAAGTAATATTATAAAAAATAAAATATTAATGAATGATTGGTTAGAATTTTTAGGATATTATTTAAGTGAAGGATCGTGTTATTTTAAAGAAAAAACAAATAGTTATATAGTAAATATATCACAAAAAAAGATATGTAGAAAATCAAAACACAAAGGTGATGTTTATAATAAAATTAAAAATTGTATTATAAGATTAGGATATAATTATTATGAAAATGAAAATAGTGGATTTTCTATTTCTAATAAACAATTATACAATTATTTAATACAATTTGGTTTACAACATAAAAGATTTATACCTTCATTTATTAAAGAATTATCTCCTGATCAAATAAATATATTTATAGATGCTTATGTTCTTGGAGATGGAGTTCTATATAAAAGAAAAGATAATATATTTACAAAAGGTATTTATTCTTGTTCTAAAATAATAATAGATGATTTTCAAGAATTATTTTTAAAAATTGGTCATTGTGGAGATATTAAATCATATACAAAAAAAGGTGATATAAAATATTTAAAAGAAAGAGAAATTAAAGCTAATTATGATATTTATACAATTTTTATAAATACATATTATAAACAACCATTATTTAGCAAACAATCTAGTGAAGTAAAAAAAATAAAATATAATGATTATGTTTATTGTTGTGAAGTACCAAATCATATTTTATATGTAAGACGAAATGGTATTGCTATGTGGTGTGGTAATACTAAGGGTTGTTTTAGAAAATGTTATTTCTGTGTCAATAAAAAATATGATCATGCTTTTAGACATGCATTTGTAAAAGAATTTTATGATCCTTTAAGAAAATACATATATTTATGGGACGATAATATATTTGCATATAATAAATGGCATGAAGTATTTGATGAATTAGCTGAAATTAATAAACCATTTCAATTTAGACAAGGACTTGATATTAGACTAATGACAGAAGAAAAGGCAAAAGTATTAACACAATCTAAATGGAAAGGTGATTTTATTTTTGCATTTGATGATATAAAAGACAAAGAACTAATCATAAATAAATTAACTTTATGGAAGAAATATAATAATAAGACAACTAAATTATATGTATTTTGTGGTTATAATACTGATGTCAATGATATAGTATCTGTTTTTAAAAGAATTGGTATATTAATGATTTTTGGTTGTTTATCTTACATAATGAGACATGAAAATTATGAAAAAAGTAAATATAAAGGAATGTATATAAATCTAGCAAGATGGTGTAATCAACCAAGTTTTTATAAAAAGAAAAGTTTTAGAGAATTTTGTGAATTGAATGGTGAAAAAAGTTCAACTATGAGGTATTTAAGAGAGTTTGAAAAAGAACATCCTGAAATAGCAAAACAATATTTTGATATGAAATTTGAAAACTTAATTAATGGTTATAAAATAATATTAAATTACTGAATAAAACATATTTTTTATTGATAAGAAAGGAATTTTAGTTATGGATGTATTTGATCACGTAGATGTAAAAGATTTAATTTGTCCTTATTGTGGGCATAATCAGGATGTTCCTCATGAGCATTTAGATGACAATAAAGATCAAGAAACTCAAATTGTGAAATGTGATTATTGTAAAATGAATTTTAAAGCAATGATAGATTTTGACCCAAGATTTACGACAGAAGTATTAGAGACAGACGAATATTTAGATGATTTATAATTAAAATATCTGGAGGTTAATAATGAGGACATATTCAATTGTTAAGAAGAAGAAAAGAAATAAAGAATTAAAACAATATTATATATTAAAAGAATTAAAATATAATCAACATCAATTTGAAACTCGAATTAATAAAGGAACGTTTAATAATGGAATAAAAATATTAACATTTTTAGTAACTGCTATTATTGGTATTAGTTTAGGGATATTAATATTTAAAATAACCCATTGAAAAGGAAATTTTATCTGCCGAAAATTATAATGATTAAAATAAAATATTTATTGACAAATATAAAAGTATCATATATAATATTAGTATAGAGCGAGGGAGTGCAAAACAGATCTAATCACAATATGCAAAACGGTTAGGGAAATTACCTGTAACTATTTCAGGCTTAGAGAACAACCGTTGAAACAAAGTACACGTTTCTAGCATATGATGCACAATCCTGATCCCAACAGTGTGATAAATTAGGTGTTTGCTCTATTTATAAAATTATATTATTAGGTGACTGAAAGTTAGGAGTTAAAGTAATCTACAATTAATTAACAAAGTAGATACCGAAGTAGTTAATAAGTGAATGTGCTATCTATATGAAATGATTCTACCTAAATAATATAATTAAAATAAAAAATGCTTTAAAATTAATCAAATTCAAAATAAAAGGAGATTTTATTATGAGCACAGATAATAGTGTAAATATAAAAAAAATATTAAATCACTTATCACATGAAATTAATATGTTTGAAGAATCTTATAATTTGATAAATTATAATTTGGGAATTGAATGTTTTTTATTACACTTTAGAAATTTATATGAATTTTTTAAAGAAAAAAAGAAGTATGAAACAGATATAAATTATTTAGATATTGTTAATAGAAAAATTAATCATGATTTGGAAAAATATGAAGAAATCATAACAAAAATAAACAAGTGTCTTTCGCATTTTACAATTGAAAGAATCAAATATGAAAATACAGAAAAATATCCTTGTAAATCGATGTATACAGATATAATGAAATATTATAAAATAATAAAACAGTAATTTTAAATGGTAAGAATAATTAAAATATAAAATCAAGGAGAAATTATGGAAAGAATTGATATAATGACAGATATTGAAACATTAGGTAGAGACAGTTGTGCAACAATATTTCAAGTAGCTGCAATAGCATTTAATATTGAAACTGGTGAATACATAAATAAGTTTAATATGATTGCTGATATTGAGAAAAACAAAAGTTTAAATGTTTCGGGTGAGACACTAAAATGGTGGTTAAACACCGATAAAGATTTATTAGCAAAACTTCTTAATAGTGGTGAATATTCAAGTGAAGAAATAATTACTAAATTTTATGAATGGATTATTTCACTTGGTATAGATATGAAGAATGTTTATTTATGGGGAAATGGAATTCTATTTGATAATAAAATATTACAACATCAAATGCAATCTATAGGTCTAGAGTATCCTATTTTTTATAGAAATGATAGAGATATGAGAACTTTGGTTGAATTGGCAAGTTATAAAGTAGGTATTAATACAGAAAAAGAATTTAGAGATAAATATAAAAATCTTGATTTAAAAGAGCATGATGCTTTTGATGATGTGAGAGGGCAAATAGATATTGTTGTTAAATGTTATAATATGCTGATAAAATAAAATTCAGGTTTTATATGTAATAAAAATAAAACTAATTAAAATATAGAACGGAGAATAAATATGAGTAAACTAAGATGTCCAGAGTGTAAAAAAGCAAATACTGTTGAAGATTGGGACTTAGAAACACTAAGAGTTTATGGTAATGATTGTTTAAGTATAGTTAATGAAAGAGATAGATCGGGATCATATTTTTGTTGTCCTTCTTGTAAAAAACAATTAATAGATGGAGAAGATATTAAAGATATAAATAAAATGATTAAAGAGGCAATAGAATTATTAACCGAAAATGGTTATATCATTAATACAGCTATAAATAAAAGTTAAAAAATGGAATAAAATGGGATTTTTATTGGAAGGGGGAGCTTATGAAAATAGATAGAAACTTTAAAGGAAAAGTAGAACAATTACCAGATTTTAGAGAAGAAAATATAAAAGAGTTATTAACAACTAAAATAAAAGAAGTTACAGAAAAAGATTATATCATATTATGTGATCTTATTGAAAACTGTATTAAAGAATCTAATTTAAAAGATTATGATAAAGGTTATATAATTAGAGAGAGTGAATATTTACAAGAAGATTCTAGATTATATAAAGAAAATATTATAGATTTTATAAATGGAATGGGTTTAGAATAATTAAAAATAAATAATAAAAGGAGAATATAAAAATGAAAATATTACATTCTTCATGGAATAATTTTAAAGAGCAATCCACGAAAAATAAAAACAAAATAACTAAAAAGCAAATACATAAAAAGTGGTACGAAATATTTGAAATAATAGGAAATCGTACATATTATTTGTATACCAATGATAAATATATGTACGATAGTGAAATAAAAAGACTAAAAAAAATAGAAACATTAATATAGAATAACTTTATATTAATGTAAGAAAATCTGGTAATAACTTTTGAATATCTTTTTTAGTGTCTAAATTGAAATTAATATTTGATTTTAATGGGTAAGTAATACAATATGTAATTTTTGTATTGTCTTTATGTTCACAAGGATTATCACACTTATCACATAATATATATCCAGAACATGTTTTATCAATATATTTTTTAAGATCACTATACATATTTCTCCAGAACTTTTTACCAGATTTTTGATCATTTATTTCATAAGGGAGAATTAAGCCAACTAATTTTATTTCAGACATAAAAATCACCTCCTTTATATATTAATTAAGACTATAATATACTATAGTGAATATTTATGCAACATAAAGTAAACAAATGTATTAAAAAATAATTTAAATAACTAATAAAAGGAGAAAACAATTATGAATTTAAAAGAAAGATTTATGAATGAATGTGAAACCAGAGAAGAAGATCTAAAATATTTAATTGTTGCAATACAATTACCTACAGGAGCAGTAGAAATTATCACTAATACAGAACATATAGGAAGTAAAGCAGAATATTATAAAAATGCCTATGATGAGAATTTCTGTTTAAAAGCTAATTCATCGATAAAAATTATAAATTATATGTTGGTATAAACTAAATGATTAATTTTAAATGGAGATTAAACTATGGAAGATTTAAAAAATGTTTGTGATATGTATGAAGAAGATGATTGGGGATATTGTAATTGGTTAATAAATTGCGAAGTTATGACTTGTAAAAATAATTGTTATTTAGATTATGATAAAAATATAAAAAACAATAAATAAAATGCTTGTTTTATATTATAAATAAAATATATAAATAAGAAAGCATAATTATTATGGGATATTATACAAGATATAATTTGTTAATTAAGGAAAATAGAAGTGGAATTGATGATACTGAAATTTTTAATAATACAGTAGAAAAGTTAAGAGAGTTAGATGTTATTGATTATGCTTTAGATGAAAATTTAGAAGGTTGTGACGATGTAAAATGGTATGAATCTGAGGATAATATGAGAAAAGTTTCTACAGAAATTCAGAATGTAGTATTTCTTCTTAAAGGTGAAGGAGAAGAATCAGGAGATGTTTGGGATGAATATTATTTAAATGGTAAAAAACAAAGATGTCAAGTAGAATTAATTTTCCCTGATTTTGATGAAAGTAAGCTAGAATAATTAAAATACAAAACTGGAGAATAGAATGCAATACATATACAAATTTTATAATCAAAATAATGAATGCCTTTATATTGGCAAAACATATCATCTTAAGCCAAGATTTCTCCAACATAAAAAAGATAAGGCTTGGTGGAATGAAGTGGTTAAAATTGAATATGGAGAATGTATAAAGGATATTCTTGTTGATATATATGAAATTTATTATATTGACAAGTTAAAACCAAAATATAATATTAAGGACATTAAGATCAAATTTATGAAATGTCATTATCCTGAATTGACTTTTATAAATTATGACATAAATGAATTGAAAAATAAGAATAAAAGGAGAATATAAATTTAATGATTGATTATCTAGGAAGTAGAAAACTAAAAATTAGTGAAACAAAAGAATCTGTAATAAGTTTTATACAGATAATTCCTGAAGTACAAACAAAAGAATACATAAACCATCATATACTTTTAGCTGATGTATCTGGTAGTATGAGTGGCAGTATTAGAACACTAAAGGAAAGAATTAAAACTACATTAGAAGCATTATTACAAATACCTAATAGTTATGTATCAGTGATCTCGTACTCAGGTCACAACGAAAGCAAATCAATAATTAATGCTGTTAAATGTGATCAAATGTCATTTGCTATGTCAAAGGTATTTGAAACCTTAGAAAAGGAATTATACATAAAATCCGTTACAGTTATGAGTGAACCACTCGAAAAATCCATCGAAATTTGTAAATCTTTAGCAGGAATTTGTGATAAACATCATATTGCATTATTCACAGATGGTTGTTTAGTACCTTGGAATTGGTCAGAAAGTGTAGAAGAAGAAAAATGCTTTAAGGTTACTGAGATTTGTAATAAGCAAGGTATATTTCTTAATGCTATAGGCTTTGGAATGTATTATGATCGCAAGTTCTTAAAGAGATTAATTGATACTGCTGGCAACGGATCATTATCTCATATAGATGAAATTAAAGATTATGCTGACACAATTTTGAACATTATCAAAAAAGTAAATGCAGCAGATGTTATGAGTACAAATGTAATATCCATAGAAGGTGCAAAGTTATTTAATTTGTCTAATAGTTTAATGAATAGTTCATTGACTTTAACTGGAAAAGATAATATTTTTGCAGTATTTGAAGGATCAAGTTTAATTGTTGATGATGAAAATTTTACAATATCAGTTAAGAAAGATATCACTGACAATTTAGTGGAAGATTTTTACTATTCACTATCTAGATATTATTTACAGGAAGAAGATGTGGATAATTATGAATATATTCTAGGTCTTCTAGGTGATGTAGGATTGTTTAATATTACTCAGAATTGTTATTCATTTATTGAAAAAGGTAATGCTGTAAATGAAGTAACTAAAGCTTATGAAGATAATTCTAAAAGATATTTAAAGGGTAAGAAAATATTTGCTGTAGATGCAGCCAGTGAACCTCTTTGTGTGTTGGAAATATTGCAAAGTATAATGGAAGATTCGGAAAGTGAATTATATTGGGATTTAAACACTCCATACCATAAAATTACTCAGGCAACTAAAAATATAGAAGATAATATTAAGTTTACAAGACAAGAATCTGGTTTAGTTCCTGTGTCTAGTATTGATATTGGTAGTGATAAATTAAACATTGGAATTAAAGTTAGTATTCCAGGAATGACTGAAGATGAAATTTGCAAGTTAAAAAAAGAATCTTGCATTTTTAGAGCTTATAATATTATCAATGGTGGAAATGTTAATGTACCTTATTTAAACTGTAAATTATCTAAATCATTGTTTGATAAATTAAATCCTGAAGGTGTAGTAGTCCAGAATGGGTTGTACTCTTATGTTAAAGATAATGTATATACAATTAATTTAAAGGGTATTAAATCAACTAATAAGAGAGTTTTAAAATCAATGACTATGAATGAGATTACTGAAAATTTAAAGACTATTGCTGATCTTAAATGTAAACAATGGGCATTAAAACAATTAATTAATGATGTAATAGGAGATAAAGAAAAGGTAGAATTTTCTAACTTATCAATTGAAGAAATAGAAATTAGAAAATTGTTAAGAATTGATGAATATGGTATTTATAAACCATTGTCTACTGAAAAGGATAATGATAGTCCATTTGAAATATATCCTGCTATACATATGTCATGGGATATTAAGTTTTCTGATAAGAAAGTTAAAGAAAAACATTTAAAAGATATCACAGCTATGTTTCCAAAGATAAGTGTTGGAGATACAAATATATTTAATAAATTAACTGAAATGCTTAATGATACTAAAAAAGATATGAGAAATAGAGAATTTAAGGTTAATTGTGTAAGAATTGCTTCAGCTATAATGAATAAGTCACCTTTTATTTGGGATATTGAAAAAGAAAAACCAAAAACAACTAACGATAAAATTCTTGTTAGAAATATGATTGTTGGTGGTAAGGTTACTCAAAATGAAAAAATACTTAAAATAAATGGAAATGATGAACTTGTTCAGCAAAGTAAATGGGTACAATTGATAAAATGCAATTAAAATAAAATAATCTTATCATTTATTATTCCAATAAAATATATAGAATTATTTTTATTGTAAATATTATATGAAATAATATAATATTATAAAGTATCTACAAATTACTTAGTGTAATTTAAGTATGAGTAGTAGATGTTGATGTAGGCAACCTGTATGTAGGAATACATATTGTAGGTCATAGAAGTTTGATGACAAAGTTTAGAAATAAACACCTACAAAATAGTCTTTTTGTTAAGTAGAAATGATCAGATTGTGGAAGAAAAGAAATGGGTACAGCTCATTAAATGTAATTAAAAATAATATGATTAAAATATAATAATAGTTGTTGACATTAGTAGTAGGTTGTTATATAATATTAGTAGAGGGCAGAGGATGCTCTTTTATATAGAATTGATATAGAGTTACATATTCAAGAGAGTTGAAAGACTCCATTATATAGATTCTATCTTATAAATAATCATTATAATTAAAATTAAAATAAAATAATTAAGGAGAAATTGTACATATGGCATTTCAAGTAAAAAAAGCAATTAGAGAAAAAATTTATGCCAAAATAGCTTTAATGGCTCCAAGCGGTGCAGGAAAATCTTATAGTGCATTAAGATTAGCAACAGGAATGAAAGCAGAAATAGAAAAAAATACAGGTAAAAAAGCAAGAATATTAATGGGTAATTCAGAGCAAAAAAGAGGATATTATTACGCTAATGAATTTGACTATGACATTGTTGATATTGATGCACCTCATGAACCTGAAAAATATGTTGATTTAATTAGTTTTGCTATGGAAGAGGGATATGATATCCTTATAATTGATAGTAGTTCGCATGAATGGGAAGGTAAAGGTGGATGTTTAGAGATTCATCAAAAAGCAGGAGGAAGATATCAAGATTGGGGAAAGGTTTCTCCAAGACATGATAGATTTATAAATGCTATTGCTGATTCAAAAATGCATGTTATTGCTACTATGAGAGGCAAAGATCAGTATGTAATGTCTCAAGAAGAAGGCAGAAATGGCAATAAAACTAAAGTAGAAAAAGTTGGAGTTGGAGCAAAACAACGTGACGGATTTGAATATGAATTTACATGTACATTTTTAATAGATCAGAAAACAAGTACAGCAGAAACATTTAAAGATAATACTCATATTTTTGAAAATGAACCATCAGTAAAATTGACTGAAGAACATGGAAAAAAGATAATCCAATGGGCAAATAGTGGCGAAGGATATACAGAAAAAAGTAGAAATAATGATTCAGAAGACTTAAAATCTAAATTAGTGTCTATTAATGAAATTGCAGTAGAATTAGCAGGAACAAATAAAAAAGAAGTAGTAGAGATAATTAAAGAATATCATAAAAAATCCGATGGGACAGGAAATGCTAATTATAATAGTATAACTAATATAGATATTGCTAATAAAGTTTTAGATGCTCTCAATGAATTAAAAAATAAAATAAATAATAAATCAAATCAGGAGGAAAATATTAATGAATAAAGTTATTTTGATGGGAAGGCTTGCCAAAGATGTAGAAATGAAATATACGAGTACTAATAATACAGCAATATGCAATTTTCCATTGGCTGTGAATAGAAAATTTAAGCAGGAGAATCAACCTGAAGTAGATTTTATAAATATAGTTGCTTGGAGCAAAACAGCTGAGTTCTGTGGTAAATATTTTACTAAAGGACAACAAGTAGCAGTTGTTGGTAGAATACAAGTAAGAACATGGGACGATGCAGAGGGGAAAAAACGTTATGTAACTGAAGTGGTTGCTGAAGATGTTTATTTTGCAGACAGTAAAAAAGATAATTCTACAACAAATAACTCCAATAATGCCGAATCATTTTATCCAACAATTGATGATTCAGATGACTCTCTTCCATTTTAGAGGTGAAATTTTTGTATAATTATAAAGAAGAAGAAATAGAACAACAAATATATCAAGTTATGAAAATTTTAAACTTAGATAGAATGCCAACCTCAAGAGAAGTAAGATATTCAACAATATCTGGACTAGATCCGGCAATTAGCAGAACAGGTGGTTATATATTTTGGGCTGAGAAATTAAAACTCAGCCCAAAGAAACCTTATACTAAGTGGAATGATGAATCAATCAAAGAAGGTATTTTAAATGTTATTCAAAAGTTAAATCTTGACAGAATGCCAAGCAGAATGGAAATATTAAAAATACATAATGATATGTCTTTACATAATGCTATTGTTAGAAGTTATAGTTATTATGAATGGGCAGAAAAGTTAAATTTAAAAATAAAATATAGTGAAACTTCATTAGGAGTTTCTTATCAAAATATATGTATGAAGCAATTAAAAGAAAAAGGATATAATGTAGAACCTACAACTATGAAAGCACCTTATGATATTTTAATAAATGACAATATTAGAATAGATGTAAAAAGTGGATGTGCATATTATGATAATAGTGGATGTAGACTACATTCTTTTGGAATAAATAAAAAAGATCCTGTTTGTGATTTATATATTATATATGCTTTAGATGAAGAAGGAATTAATATAGAAAGAACTTTTATAATACCAGCTAAATATTTAAAGTTAATTTCAATGTGTATTGGTATAAATTCAAAATATAATAAATTTATTGACAGATGGGATTATATAGATACGTATGATAATTTTTATAATTTAATTAAGTAATATGGTAAAAATATAATATTTAGGGGAGGTTTTGTTTCTTCCCTAAATTCATATATGAATACGAGGTGATTGTGTGGCAGCTAAACCAAAACCAATTGAATATTTTCCTCATCTTTTAAAAGACAGTGCAACTATAAGAGCATTAGAAATATTATATGGAAATACAGGATACTCAACTTGGTTTAAATTACTTGAAATACTAGGTTCTAATGCAGAAAATAATTATGAATACATAGCAAAAACGAAAAAAGAATGTGATTATTTATTAGAAAAATTTAAAATAGATGGTAAATTATTATCAAACATATTAAATACTTTGTGTGAATTAAATGCTATTGATAAAGAATTATGGAAAACTCAAAGAATTTTATATGTACCAAATCTTAAAAATAATATTCAAAAAATGAAACAAAAAATAAAAATAAATTCTAATACGAATCTAGTTGAAAAAGAAGAAGATATTAAAAAGTGTGACAAAATCAAATATTTAGAATATGTTTATTTAACTGAAGATGAATATAAAAAATTAATTGCTAAATTTGGAAAAGAAATTACAGACGATTGGATAGAAAGGGTTAATAATTGGGTTGCTGAAAATCCAAAAGAAAAGAAAAGACAAAAAGATAGTCACTATTATACTATTTTAAATTGGCATAGAAGAAGTGAAGTGGCATCTAATTTAATTAAAAAACCACAATATAGAGATTTATCAGACTATGAGATAAAATAGGTGACATATGAATTTAGAAACTTTAGGTAGAATACCTCCTCAAAATATAGAAGCAGAACAAAGTGTATTAGGATCAATTTTATTAGATCCAGAAGTGGTTATTGATGCAATAACAATGTTAAAACCAGAAAATTTTTATAACTCACAACATCAAGCAATATTTGAAGTGGTTTGTGGACTACACAATAATAATAAACCAATAGATATTATTACTGTATCAGAACAGTTACAAATTCAAAATATTATGGATGACATTGGTGGTTTTAATTATCTTTCACATATGATAAATGTTGTTCCAACAACTTCCAACATAAAACATTACATAAAAATTGTTGAAGAGAAATCAATAAGAAGACAATTAATTAAACAATCTTCTTATATACAAGAAAAGGCATATGAGCAAGAATATGATAATTCAATTGATTTAAAAAATGATGCTTTAGAAATTATATCAAAAATAGATACTAATGATAAAAACAAAAGTAGAAGTCTCAAGAAAACCAGTGAAGAATTAGATAGTGATATTACTAGGAAAAGAAATCAAGATAGTAGTCTAGAGGAAAAATATTATACAGGATTAATTGATTATGATTATTGGCTTGATGGATTGCATGAACAAGAACTGACAATAATAGGTGCTAGACCAGGAAAAGGCAAGACGATGCTTGGGCTACAAATGGCTAAATATCTAGCAAAAAAGGGTTTACACATTCCATTTTTTACTTTGGAGATGTCAGATAAACAACTCTTATCAAGATTAATATCTTCTGAGTCTAAGATAAACAGTCATAAATTAAGAAAACCAAAATTAATGACAGATGAAGAATATATATTATATAAAAAAACTTTGGCATACATAAATGAATTACCATTATATATAGAAGAATCAAAATATATACAAGAAATCCGTTCTTATTGTAGACAAATGAAAATGAAAGATAAATTGGATGCTTTATTTGTTGATTATATTCAATTAATGTTGACTATGAAAAAAACTGACAATAGAACTGGAGAACTTGGTGATATAAGTAGAGGACTAAAAAGTATTTCAAAAGAATTCAATATTCCTGTTGTAGCATTAGCTCAACTTAATCGTACTACTGAAAAAGAAAATAGAGAACCAAGATTAAGTGATTTAAGAGAGTGTGGAGATATGGAGCAAGATGCAGATAATGTTATTTTTATACATGAAGAAGACGAATCAAATAGTTTAGCCGAAATTCAAAAAAGAAAAATAATTATTGCTAAACATAGAAATGGTTCTACTGGCTATTTTTATTTGAATTTTGAAGGTAAAACATTCAACTTTTATAATGTAAAAAAAGAAGATAAATCAGTTCCGATCTATTTAAAAAATGGAGGAAAGTAATGGCTAAATGGCAACTTGTCGAACCAAAAGAAAAATATAATAATACAGATCCAATTATAGATAAAATTTTAAAAATTAGAGGAATAAATAATAAGGATCAATTTCTAAATCCCAAAGAAGAAGATTTAAATAGTCCTTGGGATTTATCTAATATGAGAGAAGCTGCTGACAAAATTATCAACGCAATTGAAAACAATTACAAAATTGGTATATATTCGGATATTGATACTGACGGGGTTACAGCATTAACAATAATGTTTAAATACCTAAATAAATTTGATACTATATCACCAATAATCTTATATCATCAAAGAAAAGATGGTCATGGAGTAATTGTCTCTAATATTCCAAAAGATTTAGATTTATTAATTATTGTAGATAGCAGTAGTAATTCTGCAAAAGAATGTGAAGAATTAAGTAATTATATGGATATAATTATATTAGATCATCATAATTTTGAAAGAAAAAATGAATATGCTATTATTGTTAATCCTCAATATAATAATTATCCTAATAAACATTTAAGTGGTGCAGGAGTTGTTTATCAAATATGTAGAGCAATAGATGAAATGTTTGATATATCTTATGCAAGTGAATTTATAGATATTTGTGCAGTAGGATTAATTGGTGATATGATGAATGTTACTATTCCAGAAACACGATACTTAATATATGAGGGATTATTAAAAATACAAAATGATTGTGATAAAAATTTATTGGCTATATTAAAAAGTCTTAAAAAAGAATATAAGCCAAATGCTACAACAATTGCTTTTTATTTAGTTCCATTTATTAATGCTATAATTAGACTTGGCAAAATTGAGGATATAATTGAGATACTTACCACTGATGATGATCAAAGGATTAAAGAATTAATAAAATTATCTGGTGGCAAAAATAATGAACGTAAAATACTTCAAGCAGATATTGTAGGGAAAATTGAACAAAGGGTTGATTTATCTCATAAAATGATCATATTTGATGTAAGTGATTTAAAGGCAAATAAAACATTAAATGGACTTATAGCTAATAATGTTGCACAAAAATATCAAAAACCAACTTTGATTGTAAGTTTAGATAATGATACTGGTCTATTTAATGGGAGTGGTAGAGGATATAGTAATAAGTTTGATTTCAAAAAAACATTATCAAACACAAATTTATTTAAGAAGATTGAAGGACATAAAAATGCTTTTGGAGTAGAATTTGAACCTGATAATTTGAATGAAATATTTAAAATTATAGACAAAGAATTGGAAAATGATAATCAAGAATTAACTGTTGAAGTAGATATGATAATTAACAGTGAAGATATAACTTGGAATTTAGCATATGATTCTCAAATATTATCATTTATAACTGGAGAAGGGTTTAAAGATCCTATATTTTTAGTTAAAGATTTAATTCCTGAAGAAATAAAAATAATGAAAGATGTTCATTTAAAATTTAATGCAGAAGAATTAGAATGTGTAAAATTTAATATAAGTGAGGAAGAGAAAGAACAAATACAAAATTCATTTTTTATTGATATAGTTGGAAGTATAGGAATTAATTCTTGGTATAATTTTGGTACTCGAAAAACTGTTAAAACAAGACAAATTATGGTTAAAGATTTTCTTGTTAAATAATAAAAATATAATAATAGGAAGATATTATGAAAAATATAATAGCAAGTATAATTCAAAAATTAAAATTTAAATTTCCCTATTCGGTAGAGGAATATTTTGAAGATCTTTATGTAGAAAATTATCATTGTCATAAAGATTTTTCTAATACTTCTACTGCTGATTGTGCTGAATCTATTCAAAATTATGCAGAACAAACTATTGAGTATAAAGGAAAATGTTTATTTAGTGGAGATCATGGAAATCAGGGGAATCAATTTGAGGTTTATAAAACTGCTGAAAAATATAATTTAAAATATAGACATTCAGTTGAAGCATATTGGGTAAAAGATAGATTAAAAGAATATCCTGAAATTGATAAAGAAACTGGAGAATACAAAAAAGATACTAAAACAGGTGAAATTAAAACTCAAAAAGATAGAGCTAATTGTCATATATGTCTTATTGCAAAAAACTCAGAGGGAAGAGAAGATATAAATTATATTCTTTCTATTGCAAATGAAGATGGATATTATTATAAGCCAAGAATTGATTTAGATTTATTATTTAGTGTGCCAAAAGACAATATTATTGTAACTTCAGCCTGTTTTGAAAAAGATACTAAAGTTCTTACAAAAAATAAAACAAAAAATATTCAAGATGTTAAATCAGGAGATTTAGTTCTTACTCATGAAGGAACATGGGAAAAAGTTATAGTACCTACAAAAAGAGAATATAAAGGAGAAATGTATAATTTATCTATTGAAGGCTGCTTTGAAAATATAAAATGCACAAAAGACCATAAATTTCCAACAATCACAAAAACTCATTCAGATGTAACAAAGCAAATAATTTGGAAAAGAGCCGAAGAATTAAATACTAATGATAGAATATTGAGTGCTATAGATAAAACTATTGAGCTTATGGATTATATTGATGTTGATTTAATTTTAGAAAATTATAGAGAAAATTGCAACATGGGAAGACCTTTAAAATCACCAATTATAAAATCTAAAATAGAAGTAGATGCATTATTCTTGCAAGTTTTAGGATTATATACAGCAGAAGGAAATATCAATAATAGAAATAATTATATTTGTTTTACTTTAAATAAAAAAGAGACTAATTTATTTAATATTATCAATGAATTTAGTTTAAGATATTTAAATAAACCAGCTGTAACTCAAGATAAAAAAGGAACTAATGGAATGTCAGTTTTGATACATAGTAAAGAGATGTCTCTATTGTTCTTATATTTAATTCCATCAGGAGTAGCAAATAAAAAAATTCCAAATTTTGTTTTAAGATTACAACCAGATTTACAAATGGAATTTATTAAAGGCTTATTCTTAGGAGATGGACATATTACAAAAAATTTGAATAGAATAAATTATGGTACAGTATCAGAACAATTAGGATATGAAGTTGGATATATATTGGAAAGAAATGGACTAAAAAGCTGCTGTTCTACTAGAAGTGAAAAAATTGATAAAAATAATGTTCATCATAGGAAAAGTTATATTGTAGAAGTCAATTCTAAAGAGTTTTATATATATTGGAAATCATATATAAAATCAAATGTAAAATATGATTATAAACCTCATGGATGGAATTCTAAAATTCCAGTCAATATAGATGGAACAAATTATATTCATAGGAGAGTAAGACAAATAGAGACATACGAGTACAATGATTATGTATATTGTTTAAGTGTTGAAAATACACCTTCTTTTAGAGTTGAAGGAATTTCAGTTCATAATTGTATTGCAGGATGGAAATATGAAGATGCAGAAGAAATTTGGTTAAAAATACATAATTATTTTGGCGATAATTTTTTCTTAGAATTGCAAAATCATGATACAGATACCCAAAAGATTTTAAATAAAAAAATATTAGAATTATCAAGAAAACATAATATACAAATTATTTGTGGATTAGATAGTCATTATGTAAAAATTGAAAATTCTATTAAAAGAGATCAAATTTTAAAATATAAAGGTATTCATTATGAGGATGAACAAGGATGGCATCTTGACTTTCCAAATGGAAAAGAAATTTTTAGTAGATTTAAAAAACAAGGAATTTTAAATGATGAAGAAATTTTAACATCTATGATGAATACTAATATATTTGTAAATGAATGTGAAGAAATAATTTTTGATAAAAAATTTAAAATACCATCTGTTTATCCAAAAGCTTTATATGAAGATAAGGTTAAAATATTCAAACAAATTATTAATGAAAATTATAAAAAAGAAAAACTTAAATCTTCAGAAAAAATTCAAGGAATTCAATATGAAGTAGGAGAATATGTGGATAGTGGAGTAATAGATTATCCTTTAACTAACTATCATATTATAAAAAAAGCTGTTAATGAAAAGGGTGGAATTTTAACCACAACATCAAGGGGAAGTGCTGCTTCATTTATTACAAATAAACTTTTAGGATTTACAACAATTGATAGATTCAATTGTGAAATTCCAATATATCCTGAAAGGTTTTTAACTAAAGAAAGAGTTTTAAGTGGACAAATGCCTGATGTGGATTTTAACTGCGCCATTGCTGATCCTTTTGTAGAAGCAACTAAAGAATTAATTGGAGAGCATAGTTGTTATCCATTAATGGCAATTGAAAAATTAAAAGAAAAAGCAGCATGGCAGTTATACGCAGGAGCAAATGATGTAATACCAGAAACTGCAAATGAAATATCAAAATTTATTGATAAATATAATGAAAAAATGAAATATGCAGATGAAGAAGATAAAGAATTTATTAATATTGAAGATTTTATACCTGAAGAATATATGGAAATTTATAAAGGAAGTTTAGAATATCAAGGAATTACAATAAATTTAAAGTGTCATCCTTGTGGCTTCATTATTTTAGAGGGTGATATAAGACGGAAAATAGGTTTAATAAGTGCTGTATCTGAAACAACTGGAAAACGTACTTTATGTGCCTGTATCGAAGGTAATTATCTTGATGAATTTGGATATGTAAAAAATGATTACCTTATTGTTGATAGTGTTCATTTAACTTATAAGTTTTTTCAAAGTATTGGAAGAGATGTTCCAAGTTTTGATGAATTAAGAGAAATGATAAATAATGATCAAGCAACATGGGATATTTATAGAAGTGGAATTACATGTTGTGTTAATCAAGTTGAAAAAGAATCAACTACAAAGAAAGCAAAACAATATAAATGTACTAATTTAGCAGAATCAAGTGCATTTATAGCAGCTATCAGACCTGGATTTAAAACACTTTTAGGAACATTTTTAGCTAGAGAAAAATATACAACAGGAGAAGATGCTATTGATAAAATATTAGAAGATAGTTATAATTTCATGTTATATCAAGAATCTATTATGAAACTATTATCTTATTTAGGTTTATCAATGGGAGAAGCTTATGGAGTGCTTAAAGCAATATCAAAAAAGAAATTAAAAGGTGAACAATTAGAAAATCTCCAACAAACATTAAAAGCAAATTGGATAAAAATAATTGGCAATTTAGATAATTTTGAGAAAATATGGAATGTTATTGAAGATTCTGCTCGGTATGCCTTTAATTCTCCTCATGCCCTTTCAATGGGTGGAGATAGTGCATATCAGGCATGGTTTAAAGCACATCATACGGCAAAATTTTATGAAGTTGCTATTAATCACTATCAAGATAAAGAAAAAAAGAAAAAAATTGATGCATTAATAAAAGAAGCATTAATATTTTATGAATACAAATTAGGAAATTATGAGTTTGGAAAAGATAATAGAAGAGTTAATCTTGATGAACAAAATAAAATAATATATCCTAATCTTTCAAGTGTTAAAGGATTTGGAGAAAATGTTTCTAACACATTATTTGAATTAGGTCAGAATAATTATAATAATTTTTCTGAAGTTTTAGAAGCATTAAATGGAACAAAAATAAATAAAACAGTAATTGAAAAACTAGTTAAACTAAATTATTTTAAGCAATTTGGAGAAGTTAATTATCTATTAGAAATAATAAAATGGACTGATATATTTAAAGATGCTAAAACAATTTCTATTAAAAAACTTGATGAGCTTGGTTTAAGTTATGACTATATAATTACATATGGATATATTAATCCTAAAAATAAAGATGCGAAACAAATTACTAAATTACAATCAGATTTATTACTAGAAGATATAATCAAAAATATAAAATATGAACCATTAACTATTAATGAAATAATAAAGAATCAAAAAGACATCCTTGGTATTATTACTTATTATGATAATAAATATTCTCCTGAGACTTATTATGTATCAGGATTAGAAGTTATGAAATCAATAGTAAAAGCAACTGTTTATAGAATTCAAACTGGTGAATCCATAGATATTAAAATGTGGACTAATATATTTAATAAAAATATGTTTAAACAAGGCGATTTTCTTTATATCAAAAACATAGAAGAAAAACCTCAAAAAGAACCAACAGGAGAGATAAATAAAGAGACAGGTAAAAAAATATATAGAGATATTGAAGGTATGTTTGAATCTTGGATATCAAAATATCAGAATATTACATATAAATTTGAAGGAGAAAAGTTATGATTAGTAAATTCAAATTCACTGATAAAGAAAAAGAAGAATTATTATCAAGCATTGTTGTGATAGTTGATACAAGAGAGAAAGAAAATCAACATATATTAGAATGGTTTGATAAAAAGAAAATAATATATATGAAAAGATCTTTAAGTCAAGGCGATTATTCTTTTTATATTCCTAAAAATGAAACTTTATCAATTCCTCGTGATTTATATTTTGACAAAATTGTGACAATAGAGAGAAAACAATCATTAGAAGAATTGTCTAATAATTTTGCACAACAAAGAGACAGATTTGAAAAAGAATTAAGTATATATAAAGGCAAAATAAATCTATTGATTGAAAATGCAAACTATCAAGATATCTGTTTAGGAAATTATAAAACAGATTATAATAGAAAATCATTTCTTGCAACACTACATAGTTTTGAACATAGATATAATTTATCTATTATGTTTATGCCTGATAATAAAGTTAGTGGGCTTTATATTTACTATACATTTTATTATTATTTGCGGAACATATTAAATTAATATAATTAAAATAAAATAATAGTTGACAAATTAAATAATTAAGATTATAATATTAGTGAGGATAAAAATTCTCACTTTTAATTTATGGAGGTATTTATAATGTGTGGAGAACTCGGTATGAAGATTAAAAAAATTGAAATAATTGGTGAAAGCTCAATAAACGGAAATCCAATAGCATATGAAATGAAACTAGTAGATCAAAATGGAGAATTTTTATATATTGTTGGAAATAATAATTTACCTCAATTATTAAATGAAGCATTAAATGATTTAAATAAAAAAATAAGCAGCAAATAAAATTCAAGTTTTATAGGTAATTTGTATACAATATGTAGTATAATTAAAAATGTCAACCACTATATATAGTATATAAAAATACAAAATAAAAGGAGATTACATATGAAACAAAATATTTCAAAAGAGCAAGTTTATAAATTTGGAACAACTCCTGATAATTTTAAAAAATTAGGTAAATTAACTAGAACTGATTATAAAGGTGAAGTTAATGGATTGAGATTATTTGATAAATTAACTTTGGATACTGCAATAGATAGTGTAATTGATGATATTATGGAATATTTTAATATAGGTCATTTAATTGAAGCTTTATGCGATATAGGATTTGGATTTCCAAGAATAGGATTAACTGAGGCAAGAAATAAACATGAATGGATTACTACAAGTGTTTTGTGTTTAAATGGATCAAAATATCACAATAAAAGTTTTGAAGCAGATGAACTTTGTGATGCTTTATGGGATGCTTTAGTGTTTATGTTAAATGAACAAGAAGTTGAAAAAGAATCTGATTTAATAGATGAAGAAGATAATTAAATTAAAATATAAAAATAAAAGGAGATAATCACTATGGAATTTGTACAATTTAAGAAAGCATTACAAGAAAATTTTAAACAAATGTCAAAGGATGCAACACATTTATTTGAGGTAGAACTAAACAAAGATGAATTATGGGATTTATATTTGTCTAGTTTTCCAGATGGTACAAATGAAATTTACAGAGAAAGAAGAGAATATGATTGTAGCTGCTGTAGACATTTTGTAAAAAATATTGGAAATGCTGTTATTATTGAAAACAATGAAATTAAAACTATTTGGGATTTTGAAACAGGAAATACAACATTTCAACCTGTAATAAATGCTTTATCTAAGTTTGTAAAATCCAAAATTGTTTCAGATATTTGGATAAGCAAATTCAAAAAGATAGGTACTGATAAAAATTTTGAACAATTAGAAAATGGAAAAGTAACTGAATGGGATCATTTTTATTTAGAATTGCCAGATAAATTTGTTGATAAAAGTGGTAAGTCTGAAGGTGAAATTAAGGGTGGTTTCAGAGATACAAGAAATGTATTTAAAAGATCATTAGATGAAATAACTGAAGATAGTTTACTTACAGTGTTAGAATTAATATCACAAAATTCATTATATAAAGGTGAAGAATGGAAGGGTGTATTAACTGAGTTCCTTAAATACAAGAAGGAATATGACAAATTAAAAACAGAAGAAAAGGATAATTATATTTGGGAACAATCTGTCAAAGTTGGAGCAGTTATTGGAAGAATAAAAAATCACAGTATAGGAACTTTGCTTATTAATATAAGCGAAGGAATGGATTTGGATGAAGCGGTTAGAAAATATGAAGCAATTATAGCTCCTGAATCATATAAAAGACCAAAAGCAATATTTACTAAAAAGATGTTGGAAGATGCCAAAAAAATTATTGAAGAACTTGGATATACTGATTCATTAAGTAGAAGATATGCAACTTTAGAAGATATAACTATAAATAATATATTGTTTTCGAACAAAGATTCAGCTAAGAGAATTATTGGAGGATTAGATGTTTTTGATGAAATGTCTAGAGATGTATCTATAAGTCCTAAAAAGTTTTCTAAGGTTGAAGAAGTTTCGGTTGAAGATTTTGTTAATAATATTCTTCCAACCACAAAAGAACTAGAAGTATTTTTAGAAAATAAACATTCTAATAATATGGTATCCCTTATTGCTCCAGAAAACAAAGATAGTAAAACAATGTTTAAATGGGATAATAATTTTAGTTGGGCATATTCTGGAAATATTACAGATAGTTCAATGAAGAAAAGAGTTAAATCTGCTGGTGGTAATGTAGAAGGAATATTAAGATTTTCAATACAATGGAACGATAATGAATATGATGGAAATGATTTAGATGCACATTGTCTTGAACCAAACAGAAATGAAATATATTTTAGTAATAAAATTAATAGAAATACTACTGGTCAACTAGATATAGACATAACAAATCCAACAAGAAATACTCCTGCTGTTGAAAATATAACTTGGACTGATAGAAATAGAATGTTAGAAGGTACTTATAAGTTTTTTGTTCATAACTATGCAAATAGAGGTGGTAAAAGTGGATTTAGAGCTGAAGTAGAATTTGATGG